TGTGTTTAGATTCACTCGGAATGTTATCTACTACTAAAGAAGTAATCGATATTTCCGATGGTAAAGAAACCAAAGATATGACGCGAGCACAATTAGTCAAAGGTGCTTTCAGAGTATTGACATTGAAACTTGGTAAGGCAGGTATTCCATTATTAGTTACTAATCACACATACAAACAAATGGGCACAATGTTTCCAACTGATGTAATGGGCGGAGGAAGCGGCTTGCAATATGCCGCTTCAACTATTATATTCCTTTCCAAGAGAAAAGAAAAAGAAGGAACCGATGTCGTAGGAAATATAATTCATTGTAAAAATTTCAAATCTAGATTGACTAAGGAGAACAAAAAAGTTGATGTTCTCTTACGGTATGATAAAGGTTTGAATAGGTATTACGGGCTCATTGAGTTGGCAGAAGACGCGGGAATCTTCACCAAAGTATCTACAAGATATGAGATGCCGGATGGTTCTAAAGTCTATGGAAAGGCAATTATAAATGATCCCGAAAAGTATTTTACACAAGAAATTCTTGACAAATTGAATGCTCATGCTAAGACGGTGTTTTTGTATGGTGGATTTGATGAGGTAAAAGAAGAGGTGGAAAATGTCGAATAATTTATATAAAGTATGTTCAAATCCAAATGATTCAATAGATAAATCATTATGTATATTAGTACAAGATGATTCTCCATTTGATGGTGCGGTAATTAGATATACAACATTTAAAATAACAGAACAAGAATTGACAGGTGATGATATAGCTTGTCAATATAAATATGAAATTGAAATTCCACCACATGACGTAGGTATGGAAATTTCTGAAGAAGCGGGCACCGAGTTTGAAAAAAACTTGGGTGAGTGGTTAATTGAAATCATACAACAACAAATGGATGAATATGCAGCAAAGGATAGAAACCTTAATACTTAAAAATTTAATATACAATGATGAATATTCCAGGAAGGTTTTACCTTTTCTTACCACAGAATATTTTGTAGAACATACAGATAAATTGTTATATGAGCAAATAAATTCCTTTATTAATAAATACAATAATCTGCCTACTAAAGAAGCATTAGTTATTGAGTTGGATGGTACTCCATTAAAAGACGAAGAATTCCAAAATGTAACAGAGCTTATAACCCATTTAGATGAGGAGAGAAACGATGAGCAAACAGATCTTCAGTGGTTATTGGAAACAACAGAAAAATTCTGTCAAGACAAAGCAATCTACAATGCCGTTGTTGCGTCAATTAGTATATTGGATGAACCCGAAAAATCTCAGGCGGATAAAGGTGCGATCCCTGATTTACTTACCTCTGCACTTTCTGTTAGTTTTGACCCTCATGTGGGCCACGATTATCTTATGGACTCTGATGATCGCTATTCATTTTATCATAATGTCGAAAAGAAAATTCCATTTGATCTAGAATATTTCAACAAAATCACACAAGGAGGATTATCTACTAAAACCTTAAATGTCGCTTTAGCGGGAACAGGTGTTGGTAAGTCCTTGTTTATGTGTCACATGGCTAGTAATGCATTATCTCAAGGTTATAATGTATTATACATAACATTAGAGATGGCAGAAGAACGAATAGCAGAACGAATTGATGCAAATTTATTGAATATTAATTTAGATGATCTAAAACTTCTTCCTAAATCAATGTATGATAAGAAAATAAATGATATTAAGAATAAAGTTAAAGGAAGATTAATTATTAAAGAATATCCTACTGCATCTGCAAGTACAAATCATTTTAGGTCATTATTTAATGAATTAAATCTTAAAAGAAATTTTAAACCAGATATTGTTTTTGTAGATTATATTAACATATGTTCTTCATCCCGAATTAAGCAAGGAGTGTATGTGAATTCATACAGTTATATAAAATCTGTTGCGGAAGAACTTAGAGGATTGGCAGTTGAGTTTAATGTTCCTGTTATGTCAGCAACACAAACAAATCGTCAAGGATTTCAAAATGCAGATGTAGGACTAGAAGATACTAGTGAAAGTTTTGGTCTTCCTGCAACAGCAGATTTTATGTTTGCTCTTATTAGTAATGAAAATTTAGAAGAATCTGGTCAAATGTTAATAAAACAATTGAAGAATAGATATAGCGATCCTACTTCTAATAAAAAGTTTTTAGTTGGGGTAGATAGACCAAAGATGAGACTTATTGATTTAGGAGATAAATCTCAAGCTGATTTAGTTGATACAGGTAAAGATTTGGTTGATGACAGCATCCCTGTTTTTGACCGCGGTAGTGGAAATGTAAAAAAGACGAAAAAAGATTTCGGGGAGTTTAAATTTGAGTGATGACAAAGTTGTAATCCTAGAAGACTATAAGAAAGAAAAAAACAAAATAGCACCTTCACTCAAGGCTTTTATGCCTGATGGGTATTACATTCTTCTTGAAATGGGAATAATGATTCATATTCTATTTATTACAAATAAAAGTGTACATTATAATGAAGAAGATGTCTATGTAATGGAAGACCAGTACGGCAATTTCTTTGCTGATGCCGTCGAAGAAGAAACTTGTGAGGGGTGGGAGGAACTTGACGAAGAAGTGTTTATGACTGCTGTAGAACAAAATATACCACCATCACCCTGGGATCAATAGTGGTACTAGTTATAAATATCTAAAAGGAAAAAATATGTGGACAATTAAATTTTGTGGTCGAAAATATCGTCCACAAGTTGATATGAATATTTGGATATCATCATTATGAAAGAAACAGATAACAAGATTCAAATATTCATCAATAAAAAAGAACTGTCATATTCTCGCCAAAATATGATAAAGGCAATTAATACATTTCTTTTATATTTAACTAATTCGGATTTGGATGAATTGAATGATAGGTGTAAGTCTCTGAAAGAGCATAGACACCAACAAGAACAACAAGCTAATCTAGAAGAAAATAGAACTCCTATTCTATCAAATCGATGGGATACATAATCGAAAGCGATCCAAGTGTGGGTATCAATACTTCTTTTTACATTTTCGTTGGGCGGACAAATAGACCAGCACTTCAAGAGTAAAAAATTATGCTGGGAATTTTACGAAAATCATCCTCTACTCTACAGACAAATAGATGAAGCCTTCCCCAAAGACTATTATGTAAGATTATACAATAGTGATGAACACGGCCTTGTATGGATAACTTGTAATAAGTTGTCGGACCTGAGAGGAAACGACACTTCTAAATTTCCATTAAATGTACCACTACCAACACCGAAATAGGAAAACATGATACATAAAAAACAAGACGTAGATAATACATTAGTGATTTCTGTTCTAGCATCAATTGCCGCAGGATTACTCGTATGGAACTGTATAATAGTATATGATATACAAAAAGACGTAAAAGAAATAAAAACTACAGTGAACGATATGCGCCAAAGTTACTTAGATTACACGAAAGATTTAAAATGAGTATAAAATATTACGAAGCTCAATACGCTAAATCAAAAAAAGCAATGGAGAATAAGAATGCTCAGTTGTGGAAAGAGTGGAGAGAAGATTTTGATAAAATACAAGAATTGAAAGAAGAACAATGGCCGGTTGCGTGGAACTTCAAAGTATGTTAAGTCATGAAAGAGAAAACTATAGCTGGGGTGTTGTACAAGATTTAATAGAGAGAGAAGTTAACTTAGCATTTAAATTAAGAGAACCACCTAAAATGCCATCTAAAAAAGAGATAAAACAAACTATAAAAAAGACTGTAAAACAACAGCGAAAAGATTTACTCAAAAAAAGGGCTGGAGCCCCACTAAGTCAAGAAGAATGGATTCGATTGACCGATTAAACTAATTAGTAGACTACAGGGAGGTATTATCAGCTATATTCACATAAAGAAATGGACTGTTGCTACGGTTCAAGTAATATATTATATACCAGATTATTTACATATTGTAAATGAATTCATGTGGCAGACTGAGGATCAATTACCAGAATATCCACGTATTACCAATAAGATAAACTAAATGAAGCTGACCAATAGTATAAATATATCAGTAAAATATATTTAATTTTAAGGGAATGAATGAGATCATTTAAAAGTCATTTATCAAATTTACAATTGATCGCGGAAGGCCGCCAAGATGTTCAAAATCAATTAGTATCTGCCGGAAAATCTGCTGGACTAGCAACACATTCCAATCCAGCGAGGATTTTTAATCCTAAGAAAATGGAAAATAAAGATTTTGTAGCTTTAATTAAAAAAGAATTTGAAGTAGAAGATGTTGTGATTCTTCCCCCTAAAGCACAAGGAAATCCAAGTTCTACATTTTTTACTTTTTTATGGAATGAGAATCAAATAACTCTCGCAGGAGAAGTTAAAGGTAGAGGTAGTAGACAAACCGAAGAACAAGAATTATCATGGCTTTTAGTTTTAAGTGCTTATCATCAAGGTGGAGGAGATTTACCAGACGATGAATTTTTTGATTTCATAAAACAGGAATCTAAAGTATATTCAACCATTACTAATTCAAAGGGAAAACTTTTGGATGAAAAAGCCGCAGAGGGTTTAGTTTATTGGTTATCACAGAACGAAGCGTGGCTTAAATCCCATAGAGTACAGGCAAAAAAGTTTCCTATTAAGTACGCCCCAAGAAGATATGTTAAAGATTATTCCAAACTTGATATAGTTTTAGAAGCAAAGAGACTTTTTCTGACAGCTGTGCCTGGACAAAGATTTGATAAAGATAAATGGAATCCAGCAGATGTTTGGCTCTATTATGAAGATTTAACAGAACAAGCAACTTTGGCAGATTTAAATAATTATTTACTTAGTTCTATAGAAGGTACACCCTCAGGTATCATAGGAGTATCATTAAAAATGGGTAGTGGTACAACAACTACAATAAATGCTAGAAAACGTGATGTTTATGTAGTTGATGATTTTGATATGAAATTTGGTGATTTATTCGCCCAAAATGTTAATACAGAATATGGTGGACAGGGTATGGAAGGTTATACAGTTATGTATAGGTTGTTTAGTCCGAAAATTGGTGAACTTATTAGAGGTGAGGCCAATAAAAAGCTATCAAAAGCTGCACATGGTAAAGTTTATTTAAAATACATTGATCATTTAATAGGTGGGCAACAGGCGACAAAAGCCGTTGCATCTGTAGCCAAAAAGATAGTTGAGATGGATAAAAAGACTGGAATTTATATATTAACCAATGAAGGGAAGAGAACGTTCCGTAAAATTTCAAGAGCATGGCCTATTGTAAGAGATAGTAATATAATTGAATGGGCATCAACTGCAACTCCTTCTAATTACAATAAACTTACAGATGAAAAATCTT